GAAGAGCTTGTCAGCGTGGGCATCCTTGCGGGCCTTGACTATGTAGACCTGGAAGATCTGAGCGATGGCCGAGCCGAGGGGGATCTTCGCTCCGATGTGCCCGACCTGGTTGAGCGCGGGAGTATGGACCGTGGGATCAAACCTGACAGGGGGGCGCTTTGGCATGAAGCCCTCACCGAGGCTGTGCGCCCTGGCGTAGACGGCTGTCTTGGTCCCTGGGCGCACGCCAACCACCAGACTGTCCCGGGTGATCTTGGCGATTCCGTCTGTACCCGAGCCGCCATGAATCAGGGCTGATCGGAGCGCCCCGCGCAGCACCAGAATCTGGCGACCCGGGTAGTGCTTGCTCTTCCAAGCTTTGTATTTCTTGGAGAGCTTCTCGAACTTCTTTCCCGTCGAGCGGCCAGACGTGCGGAAGTGCCGCTTCTCGTGCTTGTGGAATAGCTCGACCACGTCCTTGAACGCAGGCCCCCAGTCGTCGACCTTGCTAGCCCAGCGGGAGAAGCCCATCTGGATGTCGCGGGCGTCTGGCTCCATCTCCAGGACGAAGCCCGCAGCCCCACGCGCGCCCATCGAGCCGGCCACGGTTACAGGTCCGAGCCGTCAGGGAAGATCGGAGTCGCCGCGTAGGGCACGTCAGGGCCGCCGGGGGTCGCGTCCCACTCGGGATTCTTCGCCCGGGTCCAGTGCGACCCCATGCGGCTATCGGCGGTGCCCTTGTCCTCCGACCCACCGTTGTCGATGAGCATCTGGCGGATGTCTGGCAGGCTCCCCAGCATCGTCTCGCCCATCTTGATCAAGGCGGGCGCGGTGCTCTCGGCGTTGACCCCGATGGAGCCCTTCGCCATCAGCACCTGACCGCTCGTCAGGAACATCTCGGCACGCTGAGCCCAGCCGGCGGCCACGCTCGATGCGGTCACCGTGCTGCTGAGTCCATTGGCGAGGAGGGCCGCTTGGACCTGGTCGTAGGCCCGCGCCCAAATCACATTCGCTTGGGTGACGGTGGGCGTGGTGGAACTGGTCAGCGTCCCGAGCTGAGGAGCCATCGAGGTCGCCGTGGCAAGGTCTGCGTTGTAGGCCACGGGGCTCCCCTATTCTTCGGCCTTGTCCTCGGCCTTCTTCTTCGCTTTGGACTTGCCCTTGGGCGCGGCCTTGGCTGCGCCTCGGGCGATGAGCTTGGCCCCGCTGTAGTCGGTCGCCTCGAAGGCGTCACCGGGCGAGATCTTGACGCCATCGACAGACAGGGGACAGCAGGCGACCAGCTTCATCACTCAGCCCCCTCGGCCTTCGCCTTCTTCTTGGCGGGGGCCTTCTTCTTGGCGGGGGCCTTGACCTTCTCAACGACGCCGACGGCCATCATAGCCTCGGCCTCAGCGGACGAAAGCTCCAGGACGGCGCCCGCGCAATGCGAGACGCCCCCCTGGATGACCTTCTGGCCTGCGCAGACGCAGACCTTCATTAGGACACAGCCGTGCTGAAGAGATAGCCGGCGCTGGCGTTGGTGACCACTCGGTCCTCCAGCCAGCTGACCAGCATGATCTCGGAGCGGGGCTCCTCGCGGAACCGCTCCACCCGGCCAGGCTGGCGGCCAGCCATCGTGAAGCAGGCGCCGACGCCGTGCGGGGTGAGTGCTCGGGGGGCGTCGACCTTGTGATAAAACAGGGCGAACTTGCCCCACAGATTCGCCATGGACTTCGTCGCGCCCTCGACTGCCGAATTGCCGACAGCAGAGCCCACGATGACTTCCTTGATCCCCAGCGCGCTAGCAACCGCAGCCTCGTCGAGGTGCGTCTTGCCGGCAATCACGTTCTTGTAGAAGTCGGTGAGGGCTGCGTTCTTGCGCAGGGCCTCCCAGACCTTGGCGCCCACCAGAAGCGAGACTTCCGAGCGGGGCACGCCCGTGTTCTGGCGGATGGACTCGCACGCGGTATCGGCCTGATCGATGGGCGACGATGACGAATTGTCCCACTCAGTGCCGCCCGAGAGTGCTGCCGTATAACCGCTGAACGTCGAGGTCGAGAAGAGCAGGGCCGCGAAGTCCCGCTCACGCTCGATCATGGCGGCGTTCCACGCGATCTCAGTAGCAGCCTGGCGCAGGTCCAGAGCGTCAGAGCCCGCGAAGGCTGCGTCCACATCGTCGACCGGGGCCTCGATACCAAATTCCTGGAGCGTATAGAGGCTCGACTGCGAAACGTCCGTGGTGATACGCCGGAAGTCCGACCCGCTGGTGCGGAGGAGACCATAGCCGGGAGAGGCGTAGGACATGGCCTCTCCCACGGTGTAGAAGCTGCCCCTAGGGTGGTTGACAACGCTTTGGGGCAGGCATTTATCGGCCACGAACATATTCGGGCGATTCTTGAGGAGGAGAGTCCAACGGGAAAGGATCCGGTCGACTCCGAGATTTGCGCGATTTGCCATGGGTCAGAATCTCCAGACTATGCGGTGTAGGTGTGGGGGAGCATGGCGACCGAGAAGATGACTCCGTCACCCGACGCCGCCTCCAGAGCGATGCCAACGCAAAAGTCAGCGGCGGTCGTCGTCGCGACGCCCTTCCCGTCACTCTCGGTGCAGACGGCAGCCCCGGCCGCGATGGCGGCCCCGGCTTCGAGCTTGGCGATTCCGCCCATCTGGACCGAGACAGGGTCACCAGAGGCAGCGCCCACCTCATCGGTGAGGATGCCGATAGGCCGCTGGGCCGGGAGCGATGCGTTGGCGCATCGAGTTACGGTGTCAGCGGCGGATACATAGACGAGCCGATAGGGGGTCGCGCTGTAGTCGGCAGCCGAGATGAGGGTCGCGACGATTCCGGGGATTGCAGATGCCATTGTCTAGTTCTCCTCGACGTAGAGGGTGGAGCCGTTCGCCTGGGCAGCGAGCTGCCAAGCCTCGACCTCGGACTTGCCCTCGCTCATGAACCGATCCATCAGCGCCACGAAGGCGTCGACAGCGTCAGTGGTGGCGGCTTCGGCGGGTGCCTGCTCGGAGGAGTCACGACCCACGGGGACGCGCCCTTCGGTGAACAGGCGGTGAGTGTCGTCCTCGCCCAGGGTCTCCAGGACCTTCCAAAACTGATCGCGCTCGGTCGGCGCGATGCGTCCGATGGAGCACGCCGCGTCGAGGGTGCGCGTCTTCTCGCGGTCCTCAAGGAGCACGTTCCGGGTCCGCAGGGACTCGACCTCTTGGGTGGCGGTTTCGAGAGTTTCAGTCAGGACGGCCACCTTGGCGGCGTCCTCCTGAAGGCGCCGGACCTCGGCCAGAAGCTGGGGAGCCTCGGTCGGGAGCCCGGTGGCCTCGGCCAGCTGGACGAGAAGGTCAGACATTCTGGGGTTCTCCTTGCGTTCCGGCCCCGCCTCAGACAGGTAGATCCGGTTGGTCATCGATTCACTTGCGGCGAGCGTACCAGACGCGGCGGGTGCCTGCATACCCGGAATGAAAGGAGCGTTGGTCAAAGTCGCCCCGACCAGCGCCCAGCCACCCAGCGGCGAGCCCGTGAGCTTGCTCATCGCTGATCTCGGGGGCACCAGCTCCGCGCTGATTGCGCTGAACTCTCCCGCGTCGACGCGGCCAGCCCCCTCGCCGGTCCAGCTGAACAGGCCCCAGAGGCTCAAGCCCCCGTGGTCGTTGGGCCTGACCTCGACCCGTTGGATCCGAGCTGCTGCCCTGGTCGCCTCGGGGGTCCGGTCGCCCATCGCCTGCGCGTGGTTGTAGCCCACCGGGGCGCCATCACTGAACCACTGCTCACCCATGACCTGGTCGTAGGTCCGGGCCATGGAATAGATATCGTCCTCGGTCAGCTCGACCTTGCGCGGGTTGGGGCCGGTGTTGCCGTAGAACTTCCCAGACCGCACGACCTCGACCCAGCTCTGCGGGCCGTCGGCCAGGAGGTAGGGGGCGCCCACGTAGACCTCGGCCAGACTGCGGCCCCCGCCGTGAGGGCCGTGCTTGCCGGGGTTGTTCTTGATGCCGTCCTCGTCCTCGTCCTTCTCGGCCATGTCCTCGGACTCGGCGCGCAGCATCTTGCGGCCCTTCGCCTGGGCCTCCGCGATGATCGCGGCGGGGAGCTTCGCCTTGGGCGCCTGGGCGATGGCGTTGCGGAGGTGCGGGAGGTCAACCTTGCCCGCTGCGTCTCGGACGGGGAAGTAGCGCAGGCTCCGAGGCTTGGTCTTGCCGTCCTCCTTCTCACCTCCCGGGGCGACGTACAGGAAGGCCGAGTCCGGCAGGTCGTTGATGTGGGCGGTCGTCCACTCTGCGAGGGTTTCCATCTATTCCTCCTTGGGGATGAAGATCACGAGGCAATTGCAAGCGTCCCCGCCCAGGCAGTCCGGGTCCGGGGTGGCGTACTCGTCGAGATCTTCCATGGCGAAGCGCGCGCCGTCCTTGCTCAGGCAGACATCGCAGGTAGTCGACTCCAGCATCGCGGAGCGGATCCCCTCCTCGACACCCTCGGCCCTGGCCTCTTGCATGCGGCCCAGCCCGAAGATCGTGTTCGTGTCCCGCTGAGCAGCCACCAGGTCAGCGCCAGGGGAGAGCGAGGTCACCGCCCCGGCCACCGTGGCGGCAATGGCCTCGGCAGGCAAGACGCCACCGATGGCGGCAGACTGGACAGCGGTGATGCTCGCGGTCTTCACCCGGTCACCAGCAGCCAAGGCCGAGGTCCGGGCCACGTTCTCCACGGCGTCTTCGGGGATGATGTCGTCCGCCACCGACTCGCCCGGGGCGTCGGGCTTGCCGGCCTTGACTTTGCGGGCCTTCTTCGGGCGGGCCAGGAGCAGGCGCGGGTCGTCACTCAGGCTCATGATGTAGCGCAGCCCCGTCAGCTTCTGGCCGGTCCAGGCGAAGGAACACTGAGACAACACGGCCACCTCCTCGGGGGAGTCGACCTCGATCCCGTCTCGGGTCGTCTCAAACTCGCCCTCCTCGATGGCCTGGGCAAGCTCGGGCTGAGCCGCCATCCGGTCGATCTCTTCTCGGACTGAGCCCTGGCCCGCCCGGTAGGCTCGCCGCAGCTCGACGCGGAACGCCTCGCCCAGCTTGCCGAGGTCGGGCACGTCCACCGAGCGCATCGCCAGCAGGTCGCCGGCGCGCGCCATCCGCTCGGCGTACTTCGGGGCCATCGCCTCGCGCCAGTCTTGAGCGGCCTGGGCCATCGCCTGCTTGACTCCTTGCATCGGGGCCAGGGTCTCGTCGAATCGGACCACCTTCTCGAAGTCCCGCAGATCTCGACCATTGACGGCTCGCCGGCCAGGAAGCTCGGCCAGCTTCTCCATCGCCTCGCCCTCTTCTTCGATCTTGTCGGCCTGGTCGTCGGTGACCTCTGCGACCTTGGGCGCGGCCTTGGGTGCGGGCTCCTCGGTGATCTCCTTGTCCTCTTCCACGTCGATGATCTCGGTGGGCGCCCGATTCTTAAGCCGATATTCCATCTCCTCCTTGGACTCGTGCTCGGGCATCTCGGGCAAGCCCAGGGCAGCGCGGACGGCCTCTTCGATCCCCCGGTCAGGAAGCAATGCGCCCGCCTCGGAAGCGGTCTTGATTGCAGAGACGAGGGCCGCAGGGTCCCCGATTGAGATGCTGCCAGGCGTCAGCTTGGGGAAGCCCTCGGAGCGGTCATAGTTCCAGCCGCACAGACGCTGAATGATGGAGCTTGACCCGTGGCTCATGACCTTGCCGATCATGTCCGCCGCGCTCTGAAGCGCCATCGTGAAGAAGTCTTGCTGCCCCTGGATCAAGGCAAACGATCCGACCTTGCCGTCACCGGTTGTGATGAACGGGGTGAGGGCTGCGCGGGCCATGTCCGCACCCGCCGCCCTCCGGGCCTCGCGGATATCGGCCCCCTTCATTGGGAAGTCGGCAAACTTCAGCGTGTAGCCGGGGGGAAGGCTTGCCCATGCACGGGCACCCGTTCGCAGCTCTCGAAGGATCTCGTTGACGGTGGTCGAGTCGCCAGCCCTGGCCGTCGGCTGGACCTCGACGTAGGGGATCCCAAAGGCCCCCCGCTCATAGCCGGTCGCCTCCAACTTCAGGTAGAGCCGGCGGGCCTTCCAGCCCCCGTAGCAGGGCCGCAGGATGGACGTTCCCTCGGGGCTGTCCCCGTCCGGGTCCCAGACGAAGTGAAGCAGCTTCTCGGGCGGGAAGCTCGCGCCCATGTCGGCCAGGGGGGTCGACTGTCCCAGCTCTGGATCGCCAATGTAGCTGCTCTGAGTGGCGCCCCACTGGCCGTCAGGGTATCGGCTCCACTGGTAGACCGTGCGGGGCAGCATGGGCGACAGCTGGTCGAGCCTGACCTGCTTACTGTCACGGTCGAAGCGGGCGACGATCTCGAAGAGCGAGAAGCCGCGCCAGACAGCCGAGACCGCCTGCTCAACGAACTGATAGAAGCCGCCCTTGACATACTCGAAGAGGTTGGCCCGGATGAACTCGGCCTCTTCCAGGGCTCGCCGGTCATCGCCGCCGGGCTCGATCTTCCAGTGGCTTCGGATGATGGGCAGGCACCACGCCAAGGTGATCGCCTTGACCACGGGGTCTTCCTGCCGCATCTGGTCGACGATCCCGATGTCGGTCTGATAACCGCGCCAATCCTCGGGCGTGAGCTTCGGGTTGGCGTCCATGTCCACGAGGCCCGACGTGGGATAGGTCCCGACCGAGGACATCCTCCGGCCCATCATCGCCGCGCTGGCCTTCTTGGGGATGTTCCCGACGCCTGGCAGGGAGAAGTCCGCGAGGGCCTCCATGCCGTCAGGGAACACGCGGAGCGCGCGGCCCTCGGCCTCTGCCGCCTCGGCCTGGTGGCGGGTGACGTAGATCGGGCCGAGCTTCGCCCACTGGTCAGGGGTCGGGGTGTCCAACTAGAAGTCCTCCATCGAGAATCCGCCCCCACCATACCGGAGGGCCGGGCGCGACACATCCATCTCGTTCATCGCTGCAATGTCTGGCTGCTCCATCACGCCGTGCCGTCCTATCACGTAGTAGCGCAGGGCATCGGGGAAGTGGTCGTCTTCTCCGGACTTGCGCGGAGTGTTGCCCGTGCCCTTCTCGGGGTAGCGGTAGGACATCAGCGATCCGTGGATCCCAAGCACCCCCGCCGGATACCGGCTCGTCCTGGCGGTCTCGGTCAGGTGCCGAGCGACGAAGAGGTGACGCGCCCCGGTGTGATCTTGGAACCTGGCCCGCGTGGCCTCGACCCCGTTGGGGATGTGACGCTCGATGGGGTTTAGGCTGTAGAGCATGTCGCCCGACAGCACGCCCGCAGCCTTGAGCGTGTCGGTGTAGATGTGGACAGAGTTCAGCCCCGTCTGGGCGTTCCTCGCCTTGCCCGCTGGGTCACAGTAGCAGTCAAGCATGGTCAGGCCGTAGGACTTCAGCAGCTCAGCGCACTGGTTCGCGTGGACCTGCTCCAGGGTGTCGCTGACGCAGACCTCCTCGACCACCACCTCACCGAGGCCCTCGACATCTTGGATCACCATGAAGGCCGGGCGCCGCCCACCGAAGTCAAGCGCACCGTAGGTCGGGCGCCCTGGCTCGGGGAGCACGTCGACCACGCTGGCCCCGCTCGGCTCATAGGTCCAGTAGACCACGCCCGACAGCACGACGAAGTCCCCTTCCAGGTAGGCGCGGGCCAGCTTGTCGGAGAGGTTGAGGCTCTCAATGTAGCCCGGGGGAAGGTAGGGGTTGTCCGCTGTCCTGGCCCGAATCATCACGCGGTTGGGTGCGGGCTTGCCGAACTCCTCGAACATCCAGCCCATGCTCGGCACGCCGGCCACCGA